ATGATTGCGGCATACATTTCGCTATCCATATCAATAAACTCTCTAGGCGGTATCCCAGTCTCTACGCTCAGCTGTGCGATGCTGTAAAGGACTGAAGACCGCTCAGTTATTTTTTTTCTTCGTCTAATACCTCGACAGTGTCCAGAGTGTCAATAAACTCTGCTGACCATAAAGGTATCTGTGCGCCAGCCCTGCGTAAGCATTCATAAGCAAGCCAGAAAATTTCTGTTTGCCTTTCGTGCTCACGCAAGACCTTGCTAATACCTGAGCCGTACTTTAACTCGAAAGCGTACTCGACACCTGGTGTTATCTTGTGCTCTGATACTTCACCATTAGCCCTTGTTATCTTTAGCTTTGCCATTATTACTCCTTAGTTAGAATGCCACCGATGGGGACACTGTTACTGCGGAGTTTACTGTAAATGTGATAGATGAGGTAGCAATTTCAGCCACGCCACCTTGACCGATTGGGGTTAGGTTATTTACCAAGATTGAGAATTGGTAAGTTGGGTTTGTAGCTGCTACGGCAGTGCCTTTAACAGTAATTACTGATACTGCTAGGGTTTTGCCAAATGCTGCGCTTAGTGTCTCGTTTACCTGACTAGCTGCCCAGTCATTGATAAAGTCAATAGTAAATGTTGCTGATTGTAGACCTGCAACAAACTTGTGAGCAGTATCGCCCATCGCTGTTACTTCTAACTCATCTACGATCTGGTTAATTACGGCATTAGTTACGTATGAGCTAATGTCGATTGAAGGTGTGGTTGGTGCCGCATTGGTAGCCAACTTAACACCTACGTTATTATTTAAATAGATTGCCATTGTTATTCCTCGTCTTTCTTAGTTTGTGCAGTTGGTTTTGGTGCGCTTGTTAATTGGCCTGTCTTTTTCAAGAAGGCTAAGTCTTCTTCGTGTGTGCTCATTTTAACTCCAGCTCGTTAGGATTGATACAGTTATTTCTGACGTTAATAAATCTCCACTAGCTGCATTAGTTATAGCTGGAGCGGAGACACTTGATATATTGTAAACCAGGGTAGATGCCGCTAGTTTAGTTACTACTGCCACAATAAAATTCTCTATGCCTAATAGGTTGCCTTGATTGTCAAATGCAGGTGTGGTTATTAAAATTTTGAAATTAGCCAGGGGTGCTATACCTGTTTGGCTATTATTGTTTGGCACGATGTAGGGGTCTGAGGGTGTGACCACCACGCTATTTGCAAGCAAAGTGCTGGGCGGAAAACTAAAGGTTGACCATACGCCATTGTTTGTAAGGGCTGTTGCTAGTGTGCCACGTAGGGTGGAAATCGCTGCCATTAGCCCACCAGTGATGCTGGACTTGAATACGGCTGGATGAGACCACGCACTCGGTTAATCAGCTGATAACCCATCCGATAGGGGCTGGCACTGATCCCATCCATACCGACCCCGCCTGTCTGGCTAACTTGTCTTGCTTGCCAGATGTCCACTGCAATTATCATCGCAGCTTCTCGTATTGCAGGGGTGCTCGCATAAGATTGGGTTTTGTGTTCTGGGCCTCTTGCGTTGCCATAAGGTACTACTTTATGAAAATTTTGATTAGCTGCTGTTTTTGCATATTGCACAAATGAATATCCATTAGGGTAATTAATTTGACCAAATTGATACATAAATACTGGAATAAGGCTAGTTGTGCCTGTGCTTGGCGGTATTGTGCCAGTGATTGTGTAAGTGCCATTAAATGTTGAACCACAAGCGCTTACTACTATTTGTTGACCTGTTACAAATGCGTTCGGATTAGAAAGCATAAGCGTTGCCACGTTATCTTGTAATGCTGTGGCTACTACTGGGGCATCATTGTGCCATAAGTATTGTTGAATTAAATCTTCTGCCGATTGACAGCATTCTTCCACAGTCGCATCAGAGTAGAGTGAACCAATACCAAGATTAGCCCGTAACTCGGCTGTTGTAACAAACGTTGCTGGCATCTCTACTCCTTTGCTAATAGCTCTCTGGGGCTAGGGCTACTAAACCCCAGAGATTACTGATTTTTGTTTGATTAAGGTGTTGCTGCGAACTTGATGATTCCGTATGGCATTTTGGCGATTGTTGCCATAAAGCCATAAATTGCAACCTGTACCTGCAAGTTAGATACCACGTTAACAGACATATAAGCCTGTGGTGAGCGGTATACAGTAAATGCCTCTGGTGCAATAATTACAGCTGAGTTATCATCAAATGCAGTCTGTGAGAAGTTCTTGTCTACGTATAGATCAAGTCCTAATACATTTCCACGGATTGAGGATGGACGTACATCTCCGCCTGCATTCATTGGCTGAATTGCATTGTAAATTGGTCGACCTGTGTTATCAAGTGCGCCCATTAGTGCTTGCCATTGTGCTGGGTTGCCGATGTAGTTCTGAGCAAAGTAGCCAGTGTTTTTGTAAACAGCTGCTGCTGCTTGTGCTGTGTATGCAACGATTCCATCGCTATCTGCTGATACTGCTGATGCAGATGTGCCTGCTGCTAACAAAGCTGTTAATGCTGCAGTGTCAATAGTTGTCAAATACGCATTTTGTAGCTGTTGTGTTAACTCTGCATAGAAGTTAGGGTCTGAACGCTCTAACAACTCAACAGACAATGTATTCATACCTGAGTATTTAGACACTGTACCTGATAGGTAAGCAGTCTCCATACCTGTATTTTGTACTGCGCCAGCCTCTGCCTCAACAGTTACGACTGGTGCTACACCTGTGCCACCACCTGCGGAAGTTACCAAAGATGGTACTTGAATTGTCATACCTGATGCTGGCAGTGTGCCTTGTGAGCAAGCATCGATTGTTGGTGTGCCAAAACGTGTGTTAGTTACAAACTCAGTTAAGAATTGAGTTGGGTTGAATGCTGGGTTAGTTGAAAATGAGTCATCTGCCGCAGCAATATAAAGCTTAGATTCATCGCTACCTAGTGCAGCTTTGATCTTGTGCTCTGTGTACTTCGCCATTGAGTTAATTGGTGAACGTACTGAAGTTGTAATTAGTGGTGCTGTAATTGTTGGGCGTGCGGCTTCTACTGTAGGAGTAGCAGCCTCTGCCTTTGCTTCTTGTGGCGCTGTTGCTAAATCTTCCACAGGAGCCTCGCTTTCTTTAGTTTCGATTGGTGTCTCTGCTTCGCTTTCGCTAGCAGCAACTTTAGTTACTTGCGCTGCACTAAATGCAGGCGTTTCGACCAGGCTAACCTCTCTTAGTGTTGCACTGGTTACATATAAAAATTCTTTTTTCTGTACAGACTTATTAACATCTACGCCGACTGACAAACCATCGATTAACTGCTCACCTGCAAGGATTAAAGCATCTTGGCCTTGCATTGATGCACTGATTTTGAATGATGCGTAAATGCCATCATCTGCTTGGTTAAATTTTTGCATTCTTCCAATAGGGCGCTCTGCGCTGTGTTGCATAAGCATCTTAACCTTGCCTGGGTCACCGATCTCAATAGAGCCTTTAGCGAAGACCACTTTACCTACTGAGGTATTGCCTACTTCTTCAAATGGCACAATTTTGCCAGCAATTATTCTGCGCTCTGTATCCGCAGCTTCTACCTGGCTACTGAATGTAAGTATCATCGTCTTGTTCTCTCCCGTTAGGTGTCATTTGTTCCATTTCTTTGGCTTGTTCAACATCGATTAAGCCTAAGTTAATCATTTTCTCTAATGCTTCTAAGCGCTTCATCGTGTCAGCTCTTAAAAACGATTCTTCGATAGCAAATTTAACAATATGACCTCGTGCGGTTATATCATCCATAGATAAGCGATCTTCAATAGCGCAAATAAATGGCTGTAATGAATAAGCGACAAATTCTTTACGACCATCGATAATGTTTTGATAGGTCATACTGTTATTCATATCTGCGGATATGTAATATGCAGGCACGTTCATAGCTCTGGCAATTTGCGTTGCTAGATATTGTTGTGCTTCGTTATACATCATATCTTTAGGACTAAAGCCCACTGGCTCATAAGATAAGGTGCTAGTCAAATATGCTGTACTTCTATTTTGACGTGCTGACTTCCAGGCAGCTAATAATCCTTGTACCTGTGCTTCTGGCATATCTGCGCCCGTGTTTTTTATAAACCCTGTAGCCATTGGTGTTGCAGCAGATATAGCTGCCGCTTTTTCTAAATCTAATGCAGCTTGTATTGTACGTGCTGCGGTTTGTAATACACCTTGTGTTAGGCCTTGGAATGTAATAAGAGATCCAATACCAGACATAGGTGCATCAACGCCGTCTACATAATACTTCTCAACCTCTGTGCCAAATTTATTTGTAGTAAATGTAACTCGATTATTAGCGATCCACTCAAATCGTGATGGTCTTAAATCATCTGCATATAATTCTGTAACTCGCCAATAAGCAACACCATAAAACAACAAACTATCGACAGTCCAGGAAATTGTGACGGATCTTGGTTGCCGATAGTCTGGTTGGTCGATCCAAAGAGGGTTCCCCAACGCCTCACCATTAGACTTTTTGTAAAGTTTTAATGGCAAGTAAGAAACTACACCAGCTATAAGATTTCTGCAACGGCTAACTGCTGGTACTTGCATCGCTAAATTGCGATCTAATCCACCAGGGAAATTACCGACACCAGTTGTAAATGAACCATAGCCATAAGCTGTGTCCATAATGGCAGGGGCGTATTGCGCTTGGACAGTTTCAGTTTTTTTGGTTATACCCAAAGCAGACAATAGACCCATATGTATACTTTATACCATAAATCGGACTATTGGTGCAAATTAGACAAAGATTTGTGCGGTTTGTTGTGGCTTAGTTAATTGACTTACAACCATTGCTAATGATATGGCTGCGGTAACATCGCCAGCCGATTTTCTACGTATTATGCGCCAGCCAGCATCGTTAGTCTTAGCTGCACAGTTATTTAAATGCTGTACTAGCTCTGCTTGCCCAGAATGGACTACTCGATTATTAGCCAGGCCATCGGCTAGGTCTGAGCACGCCTGGTAAAATGCCTGGCCCGATACGTCTTGTAATTTCCAGCCACTTTGTTCAAGTCTTGTAGCAATAGTTTGCGTGGCGTACTTGTCATAGCAAATCGTGTGTGGATGGTACTTACGTGCCCACTCATTTATGTCACTAGCCATCTTGATTTCATCTATTGCAATATCACTATGCCACAGCTGTGCTAATCCGACTGCTATCTTCCCATCTTTGACCTGACCCATAACCAAAGCACCTGATCGCCTTGTAGGTGCAATATCAAATGCCATAATTGTCTGTGGCCCGACAGGTATCTCTAAGCTGCTATCGCTGCACTGCTCGATTGATCCATATACCCAGGGGCTGACAGTGCTATCTACCCACATACAAAGCATCTCGGTTTTAGTAGCTTCTATGCTGTTAGTGCTAACCGATTCTTCTAATGTTTGTTCAGTTATCAAATGCCCTAATGCTGGATTAGCCATAGCCCAGGCTTTGCGATCATTTATTTTAGAATGCTGTGGTGCGCTGTACTCATAAAATCCTAAATTCTCAGGTGGGTATGATAGGCAACGCTCTCTTAAATCATTGAGCACTGTACTAAACCCATCACCTGCGTTACTGGTCATTAGAGTCATAGCGTTAGGCCTTGCACGTGTGACCGGCAGTGCAGCTGTAAACGATTCTTGTGTCCACTCTCTTAACTCATCAATATACAGAAAATCTGCGGTCTTGCCACGTGGTGCATCTCTAGTAGCTGCTGCAATTTCATACCTAGCGCCATTAAGTAGGGTTATAGATTCTTGACCATTAGCCAGGCGTATCTGTCTTACTTGATCTTTTAAGAATTGATTATCTTCTATTGTGTAAGCAACCTGCCTAAAGGTATCTAATGCCATATTGCGGTTAGATGACATACCCAGCACATTCTTAGAGCCCCATAAGAATAGATGGCTTAGAATCAGCATACGTGCTAGGTGAGTCTTACCATTTTGACGTGCTACAAGGACTAGCGCTGTTTTCTTGCGCCAGGTATCTGCATCATCTACAGCTAGTAAATCATCTAGCACCCAGCGTTGCCAAGGGATCAAAGGCAAACCTATTTTCTCAGCTAGATCTGCAACCTCTTGCGACCTTGTGCGACCTTTGAGTAAAGGCGTGTAAATTCTAGGCTCAGTGCTGCCAATTAGCCCGACCCCTCGTGAGGTCTGTTTTATTTCCGTATCATTTTGCATCGAAATCAAGCGTATCAGGTTTATTAAATGGTGAGTCTGGCACTGTTCGGATCGTC